GATCTGAAGGTGAAACTGATTTAGCCAGAATCAGATCACTGCTCATCAGATAAGTTAGTTACCCTTTTCTCCCCAAAACGCAAAGTATTATTATATTTTGCACCCAATTATGTTGTAAATACATTGCACATGAGTTATATTACGACTTATGTGTAGTTGTCTCCTGACAGCGAAACATTTAACACTTACAAAGCTCAACTTAGGCACATTTATAAAGGAGAATTTACAATGGCAAGTCTAGCAGAAATCCGTGCCCGGATCGCGGAACAAGAAAACAAGGCCCAGAACAAGGGTCAAAATTCCCAATCAGATAATGCAATCTATGCTCACTGGAACATGGACGAGGGTTCAAGCGCAACAGTTCGCTTCCTGCCCGATGGTAACACAGAGAACACGTTCTTTTGGGTAGAGCGTCAGATCATCAAGCTGCCCTTCAATGGCATCAAGGGTGATCCTAACGTAAAGCAGATCACAGTTCAGGTTCCTTGCGTAGAAATGTACGGTGAAAACTGTCCGGTTCTCGCAGAAGTTCGCCCTTGGTACAAGGATGATACTCTTAAGGAACTCGCTAACAAGTATTGGAAGAAGCGTTCTTATATCTATCAGGGCTTCGTTCGTCAGAATCCTATCGGCGACGATGTTACCCCTGCTAACCCGATTCGTCGCTTCATTATCTCCCCTCAGATTCAAACTGTCATCAAGGGTTCTTTGATGGATCCGGATATCGAAGAATTGCCGACCGATTACGTTCGCGGTCTTGACTTCAACATGAAGAAGACTAGCAAGGGCGGTTATGCTGATTACTCGACTTCGAATTGGTCCCGCAAGGAGTCCCCGTTGACCGAAGCTGAACAGGCTGCTATCGAAGCACATGGTCTGTTCAATCTTGCTGACTTCTTGCCGAAGAAGCCATCTGAGGCTGAACTTCGCATCATCAAGGAAATGTTTGAAGCATCGGTCGATGGTCGTCCGTACGACAGTGACAAGTGGAGTGCATACTATCGTCCCTACGGTCTTGCTGTCCCTGAAGGTAGTTCAAATGCATCCTCAACTCAGTCTGTCTCGCCGACGGTCGTCAACACTGCTCCGACTCACGGTGCACACTCACAGCCTATTCCCGACGATGATATTCCGTTCGAAACTTCGGAACCGGTAGTTGTGCCTAAGGCACAGTCTACTTCTAGTGACAAGGCCGCTGATATTCTAGCCATGATTAAGGCTAGACAGAATAACAAGGCCTAATGAATCGGGGGGAAGGAAACTTCCCCCTTGTTCTCGCAAGGAGTAGAACCATGACATCACCAGACGAAAGATTCAGAGCATTAAAGCAAAGCAAGAAGTTGCTAGAGGAACTTTGTGATCCAGGCAAGACACCCAGGACACCAAGCATCATTCGTGACCGCGCACGTGGGATTCTGAGACATTTTCCAACAGATTACGATTTGGATCAGATCGCAAATAACAGTCCCGAACTACTTGACAAAGCTGCATTCTCTGATAGAGTTTTGAAACAAGTAAACAGATAGGAATATAATGACAACCAAACCATTTGACATTTCGAAATTTCGAAAGGGTATCACTAAGGCTATCGACGGTCTTAGTATCGGATTCAATGACCCGACTGACTGGGTGAGTACAGGCAATTATGCCCTCAACTACCGTATTAGCGATGACTTTAACAAAGGTATTCCTCTTGGTAAAGTTACTGTCTTTGCCGGAGAGTCAGGCTCAGGGAAATCCTATATCTGTTCCGGCAATCTAGTGCGTCACGCACAAGAGCAGGGTATCTATGTTGTTCTAGTTGACAGCGAAAACGCATTGGATGAAGCATGGCTTCATGCTCTCGGCGTTGACACGAGTGAAAGCAAGCTGCTCAAGCTGAATATGGCAATGATCGATGACGTTGCTAAGACTATCAGTGAATTCATGAAAGAGTACAAGACACTGCCTGAAGGCGAGAAGCCTAAGGTTCTCTTTGTTATTGACTCTCTGGGTATGTTGCTGACACCGACCGACGTTAATCAGTTTGAAGCAGGTGATATGAAAGGTGACATGGGCCGCAAGCCTAAGGCACTGACTGCACTTGTTCGTAACTGCGTTAACATGTTCGGCAGTCACAACGTGGGACTTGTTGCAACTAATCACACGTATGCTTCACAGGATATGTTTGACCCTGACGATAAGATCAGCGGCGGCCAGGGCTTTGTGTACGCATCAAGTATCGTTGTTGCTATGAAGAAGCTCAAGCTCAAGGAAGACGAAGACGGTAATAAGATCAGCGAAGTACGAGGCATTCGTGCAATGTGTAAGATCATGAAGACTCGTTACGCAAAGCCCTTTGAAACTGTGCAGGTCAAAATCCCATATAGCACAGGCATGAATCCTTATTCAGGGTTGCTTGACATGTTTGAAGGTATGGGTCGATTAAAGAAAGAAGGCAACTCTCTCGTTTACACCGCGCTAGACGGAACCATCATCAAGAAGTTCCGCAAGGCTTGGGAAGCAAATACCGATGGTTGTCTTGACACCATGATGAATGAGTTTGATAAAAAACCAGAACCTGAGCTAAGTATCGTTACTGACGAACAGGAGAACGGTGAACAATGAGCGTAGGACTTATTCATGAAGTATGGAAGACACTAAAGTCAAGCATTGAGATAGGTGACCCGGATGGTGCCGCAGAACTTCTTGTCAACTATTTGATTGAAGAAGATTACTCACCCAATGAGATTAAGAATACTTTTAAGGGCGATTCTTATATCAAGGGTGCGCTAGAGTTTTACCTAGAGAGTCCAGAAGATGGACACTATCACAAAGAGGACGACGAAGTCCTCTTTGACTCTGATCTTTTTGATGATGAAGATGACGATTACGAATGACCTGGTACAACAAAATCACTGATGACTTGGGCGTACTACCTGACTTCATCACTTACTATGAAGGTGAGTTGCTGAAGGCAAGAGCCGAAGTCAAAGTGTACGGAAAGGTAGAAGCTAACATCGCTGCTCTTCCGGGTATCACCGAGTACCGCTTCAATCAACTACAAGAGATTGAAGCGGTACTCAACTTCCTTAACATCCAACTGCGAAAGATTCGTAGGAAGCATTTTCAAAAATATCTAGAAAATTACAATCGTGCCCTGACCTCACGAGACGCCGAAAAGTATGTTGACGGTGAGCAAGAAGTTATAGACTTTGAAGTTCTCATCAACGAAGTTGCATTGGTTCGTAATAGGTGGTTGGGCATCCTAAAAGGAATTGATACTAAGCAGTGGCAGCTGGGCCATATTGTTCGCCTAAGGACTGCTGGAATGGAAGATATCACAATTGGGTAAGCTGCGGCTTGCTTTTCCCCTCAAAAATCTATAATGTCAAAACATAGGATGAATTGAACGCATCCGGCGTTATATAGAGGGTTAAAATGACTAAGATTGTATACAATTCTTGTTTCGGTGGATTCGATCTTTCACACGAAGCCATCATGCGTTATGCCGAAATCAAGGGCATGACTCTGTATCTTAAAGAAGAATCCGTTCTCGGATACCATTATTATCTTTGTCCGCCAGATGAATTTGACCGGATCTACGCCGAAGAGCTTGCGAAGCCTGTATCACCGGATCGGTTCGAGACTTCAAACCGTCTCTATTTCAGCGTTCGTGATATTGAGCGTAATGATCCTGCTCTGGTTCAGGTAGTTGAAGAACTGGGCGAAGCAGCAAATGGGAGTTGTTCTAAATTGCAGATTACTGAAGTCCCTGCAGGGACGCTGTATCGTATCGATGCATATGATGGCCGTGAGTATGTGGAAACACGCGACGGCTACGACTGGAAGATTGCGTGATCGGTTTTCTACTTTTTATTGCTTTGATTGTTCTTGTAGCTCTATCAAATCTATCTAACCACAAACTATAAGCAATGTTGAATTACAGGAGATATGTATGACTCGATTTAATCCCGCTATTGTTAACACTCATGATTGGGACAGTAAATTTGATGTTCCGGAACCAACAACCTTAACTCATGAGGATCCGTTGCTGCTTAGTTGTGTTCTTTATCGACTAACTAACCAAGATCCTAATATAGAAAACGGTACCTTTGGACATGATTTTACGTCTAACTTCGTCAAAGAACAGATTACCGAAGAAGATCGTGTCTTTGCAGGAATCGTTCGCAGACATTATAATGATAAGATTGTGTTGACTACACTGCGCGGTGATCACCGCGCCCGCCTCCATCGCCTGGCTCACTTCCTAAGCGGCGAATTTAAGACAACTGTTCAGACCCATCAATTCCCTACGAAGTTTTTGGGTATGCTGTACAAGCTGCCTTATTTCTATCACTACGATAAGGAACTTGATTCAGTATTCGATGGTCAGTATCATCCTCTTAAAGGGGACGTACTTAACTACGAAACTGAACAGAAGGAACTAACCTTCATCAAGAAAGTTAGGTCATATCGCAAGGGCCGTAGCCCACACGAGTATTGGTTCCGTGATCATAAAAATGATCGCATCATGTTGAGCGTAGACGCTCGCTGTCCGACGACTGACTTGTTTGACCACTATCTATCTACCAATAAAACCGTTGCAGTTAAAGGTTTCTTTAGGGCTGCGCGGAAAGATACCTTGGAATATTATCGGGCTCAAACTTGGTCGTTGATTATCTAATTTTTTGGCAATTTTTCGGTTGACATCGCCTACCCATTTTGCTATATTAAGAACATAGACAGACAAACAGAAGGAAGTAGCAGATGGGTATCTACGTTTACACGCTTCGCAAGAACACTCTCAAAGCAACGGATATGGATATCGGTGCACCGATTGAGATTGGTGTGACTGCTTACGCTTACAAGGAATCTTATAGCCGCAGCGGCGCGTACAATCGTATGACTGCTCGTATGCATTCTATGGCTGAACG